CACAGAGTAGAGCGGCATCGGACGTGCAGTCTTGCAATCAAAGAACGAATCGAACAAAAATTGCTGACCATTAGCACCAGAACCGACGGCCACAACACGAGATACAGGCGGGTTATCCTGAATAAAAGTACTATTTAGGGTTGGCAAAGACGTAAATTTTTGAGCCAAGTGCCAACCATCAATGGTACCCGCACTAGTCGATTTGAAAAGACTAGATATTTGCGACGGCTTGTAACGATATTCTGCCCATCGCTCCTGATAACCAAACACGTTATTATCTTGGGTCGAATTACCTGTAACATAAATTTCCTTGTTATAGATAGGCTGCTCACCAAGCATAGCAAAAGCAGGGAAATAGAAATCGTACCTAGTGGAACGAGACCACATCCTAGGCAAGCCCTGCTGATACGTAAGATCTGCACGAACACTAACCAGACCAATAATCACACCATGCTCAGTAAACGATTGAGTAAAACCGTGATTACGAGCCAAAGCAGTAGCAACAGCAGCCAAATTACCTTGCGGAGTAGATTGACCAGAAGCACCAGTGCCTGACGTTTGAGCAATAGGATTTACAATAATGGGAGAAGAACCGCCACCAAGATACTCAGGACGCTGCAAACGAGCGTCTGGAGAAATAACACCAAAGTGTGCTCTAACAATTTCGGTGTAGCGAGTTCCACCTCGCGCATCGCGCTCGAGCAGCTTCTGGATCTGGAAAGATTGACGGAGCTGGTTGATAGTCGCAGACGTTGCCGTAGAGAGATCAGCATATAGACCCGTATTAGAACCAAACTGAAGAGCTGGCGTAGCACCAGGATAAGGACCATTCATAGAAACAGCGTTGTTGCTGTTCCAATAAAGATCATAAGAAGTACCGCCAGCAGCTTTCATCTGGGCGGTAGTGTTGTTAGAAACAACAGGCGCAGAAGTACCTAGAGGGAGCGAGACGGCCGTCCCCTTTTGCGGCCAGGGGAGCGCACTTGTAAAGTAATCATGTCGTTTACCACGACGGAGCAAGGTGTAGTTGGACACAGTATCCGGACCATCACCTTTGTCAACCACAGCCGAACTTTGTAGATTTTCATCACGAAACCATTCATTCCAAATAAGGTTGTAAGCACGAGGCCAAAAAGCACAATGCGAAACAGTAGAACCAGCAGTTACCTGACCAACAGTAGGCAAACCCATATAGTCCTGCAAAGAACCAACAGCATAGCCACCAGCTGGAGAAACTTGTTGAGGAATAACATAAGAAGTAGAGTCACCAGGATTAACCTGTTCACCCATAAACTTCTGCCAATTGTTCCAAATTAGACGGTTAGGAACAAAAAAGAAAAAGGAATCCAAATAAAGATTATCCATAGTCGGAAATAGCGGAGTAGCCATCCGAGCAAATGCAGTCATCTTCAAATTAAAGGTATCACCAGGTAGTACCTCATCAACATACACAGGCACAAGATAACCAGCGTCAAACGTAGTTTTGTGCGTAAACTGACGATCAAAAGCGGCACGAGGAATCTCGGCCTGGGGAATCATAGCGAAACGGTGTGGATCCACCGACGCATTCTTGTGCATCATAGTCACTGGAAACTCCTTTTTAACATGGATTTACGAGCAATAGCAATTTGCTCTTTGACAGCTAGACGAGCATCAGATTGCTCACCTAACAACTTCTGGGAATAGCCATCCAACTCACGTTGGGCAACAATCTCAGAAAACGCACCAGGATCTTCCTTTTCAAAAAGACGATCGTAGTATTTAGGAGGCTTAGTTTTCACGCCGTTAATCACGACGTAATCACGCGGAAAAACATCAGTACGAAACTTATCAAGCCAAGGCTTACCAATACCAGGCTTAAGTGACATATGGTTAAATTCTGGAACACGATCAATAATCTCACCATCATCAGTAATCACACGATAATGAGACTTAGCCAAATCACCAGTAACCTTCTGAACACAATACCTAGCAATATAAGCAGCAGACTCAAAAGTAACACTACCAACACTGCAGAGGCCTAGCGGCCATAAAGACTCCAACAGCTTGGACGTATAAATCGATTCACCCGAACCAGTCTTCTTGTAATAGACCTTGTCCGGGAAATCGTAGCCAAATAGACAGGCATGGAAATGCGGACGCATAAACTCCTCGCCATACTCACCCCCCACATAAAAGCGTACATTAGACCTAATACGCTTGCGTAGACGCTTCATAAACTTCTGAAAATCAGAATAATCTAAAGATCCACCTCGGGGGAGGTTGGAATCCGAGTAGGTAAGCGTAATGAAGGCATTATCTTGATGTAGGGACGCTTCATGTAGACAACGCATCGCCCACTGGCGGGACCGTTCAAGACGACACCCAACACACTGACCGCATGCCAACTCGAGCGAATCGACGACACCACGCTTAGACCTACTCACAAACCGCACAGAACCATCCGACATCCGCACGGCGGGCATTGGATGGTAGCAGGGCATTACAGTCGCCAACCACCGCGCATGGGGTTCAGACGAACGTTAGCAGCTGCAACGGTACGGGTGTTAGCCCCGAACGAACGAGCAGACTTATGCTTATTGACAGGTCGACGAGAAACAGGTTTCACAATTTGCTCCTTGCGGTTTAGGGAAAGACACCTCCGAAGAGGTGTCACCTAGACCAGTTACATCAAGTGGATAGCTGGTCTAGGTGCGGACTCTAACGCAACTTTAAGCGTCGCGCAAGTCCTTGGCACGCGCCACAAGGCGCGGATCAATCACATCGATGGCCCCGGTAGAGTCATCGAAAGAACCGAGCTCGTAGAGCTCGAAATCATCGGGATGCTTCGCCATGTCCTCAGTAGAGTCCTTGCGATTAATCTCATCCCGGAACGAACGAACGGCAACAGCCGTAGTAGGAACAAAAATCGGACGGCCAAAAGCCTGAGCCGCCGTATCCTTAACAGAAACAATCACGAGAATCATACTAACTCCTTATAGTTAAAAAAAGCCCCCGAAGGGGCACACATTGCGGCTACGACGCCGCGGCTGCATCGGGAGTACCCGACGCAGCTTCAACGGAAACAGGATTGACCAGACCGAGTTTGACGGCCTCATCCCTGTTTCCTTCATCTTCTAAAAACTCCATCAAACGCTGAGGATCATTAGCAAAACGTGCACGAATCTCAGCAGGAATACGCATAAACTCATCCTGAGTATGACGAATCAAATTCATAGCAGTATGAAAATCAGGAATATTAGTAAAATCACCATACCTAGGCATAGCAACTTGACCAGGCAATTGCCCAGTCAAACCAAAACGCCGAACAATTGTATTAATGTTCGACTCTTCCTCAGCAGACTGCAAAGCCAAAGACTCATCCTCACAAGACAAACCAGACTCATTAGAAGCAGCGTCACGGTCATAATTAAATGCCGTACGCAAAAAAGGAACCTTATTAACCATAAATCACTTTCTTAAAAGCATTCTGAACATCTGAACGATAGGCATCAACTCTTTACTAGTACGGCCAATATTATCAAGAGCTTCAGCAGCTTGAACATCAAAATTAGCTAACTTAGTCTCTGCAATAATCTTAGCAATAGTAGTTTGCATCAAAGCGCGTGATTGACCTTCAGTCATACCACGCTCCTGAGCAAGAACACCCTGCTGATACACATTCCACGCAGTATTCCGAAGAATAGCTTGCTGCTCAGCAAAATTAGTATCTCCACGAAGTTTGTCAACCTCAGCTTTCACTTTATTAACAGTTTCGTTGATCAAACCAGTATTTGCATTCGCTTGACCAGCTGACGCCCAGGCCTGAGCGGCCTGGCCTGCAATTAAGTCGGCTTGCGCCTTCTTATTCTCAGTATCAGCATCAATATTAGCGACCTGGGCAGAAGTAATCTTATCCTGAATACCAACAGACCTAGTACGGTTAAAAGATTCAACAGCTGGCGTAACCGTATCCTGCATTTGCGCTTGTTGGCCAGGAAGGGGGGTCCCCCCCCCCTGGCTATACGCAAGCATCGGATTCAGCCCAGCAGCCTCCATATCTTTAACCGTAGTCTGGTAACGAGTGGCAAATTGCTGCGCAGAAAAAGCATTGGCTGCTTCGGCCTGCGCAGCTTGAGCGCTATTACGACGCTCACCACCGAGAAAAGACAAACCACCACTGACGAGACCACCAAGAAGAGGACCTAGCAATAGCATCATCTAATCCAAACATAAAAAGCCTCAGAAATGATCAATC